AAACTTTAAATTAGCCACATGCAATACTTTGTTTAAGTATTTATACCTTTTATTACTTTGAATGTGTTTATTTCCCCGTACTTCCTATACCCCCCACTCTATTATTCGAGAGTGGTACATCATTATCTACAACAAGGTATTTATAAAAACTACCCTGACAAATTCTCTCATTTTTTTCTATTGTAAAAGGGGTATCATTTGTGTTCCATATTGATATTCCTATATTTCCCCCTGTTGTAATATTGTCATAATAATCTGAATCTATTTTACCAACAGTATTTCTTATTATTATCCCTTTCATTCCCAAACTACTTCTTGGAAATATTAATAATTCCTCATCATCCTGCATATAAGCTCTTACATCAGATGCTATTAATACACTACTGTGTGGTTCAATTGTTATTTGTATAGGACAATAAAAATCATATCCACTTGACTTATTTGTTGCTCTTTGTGGCAGTTTAATTTCACCACTATGTTTTCTAAACTCTTCTTTTACTAATTCAAATCCTCGTCTCATTTTTAATCCTCCTTATTTTATATTATAATATCTATCATACAATTTTCTACTTCCCAAATAGTCACATTTATGGACAAATTCTTCTATTTCATTACTCGGGGTTGGCAAACTGCCTTTTTCATCCCATTTACCCATGTGTGAAGCTATACAGTTTAGTATAACATCTTTATTTACACTATCCCAATCTTTCCATAATTCGTTTAAAAACTCTTTCATTATAATTGGGTGTAATTTATCAGTGTGTTTTCCATTGCTACCACATTTCATTCCATCGTGTAAAAGTAATGCTGATATTATACAATCTTTTTCTGTTTGGTCAAATTTTGATATATTAAACAACTCTATTGCAATTTCTACTGCAAATTTAGTATGTCTAAATAATCCACCTTCACCTAATGAAAAGGAAGGGTGATATTTACCCGTAGTTGAACCTGCCATAGTCCAAAAATAATCAGGTAAATTATCTATTGCTATTAATGTTTTCTCTCTAATAGTTTTATCAGCTATTTTATTAGCTAAATCTCTCATTTCTCACCTCACATTTTTATATTTATATCTAATTATACACTACTTTTATTAAATTGTCAAGAATTATTTTAGGTATTACTTATTTCATAATATAAGCTTTCTGTACAAGGTTTCCATATTTCTCCTTCAAAATCATCCAACTGCATTTCTTTCCACATTTCTGAGAATACTAATTCTTTCATTTTATACCCACCTTAACCCACACTTCTTCCATATTTATCTACTCCTTTATTAAAGTTATTTAATATTTCTTTATTGTTCGTTCTATATAAATTTACATCTTCGTACCCATACCAATCCCTGTCCGTATCTTTACAAGTGCTAACATCTATCCCAAAAGGTACTCCATCTTTTACAACCTCAAAATGTTTTCTAAACAGTTCTACAACTATATCATTAGATATGTCATTATTAACTCTTAACATCACACTATCATAAACAGTAAATAAAAGAGTTATATCAAGACACCTTTCTTTTATCTCTTTAAAAAAAGATAGTAAACAATTATATAAATAAAAAGAATTAAAGGATTGAATACAAAAGTTAGTTGTGACTCTATACTCTGATATAGCTTTCCAGTTTTTATTTAAATTGTTTTTGAAAGGGTTATAATTTTTAACATTTCTTAAAAATAAACGAGCACCATAATAATTTTCTACATAACCATTAGCATTTGCAAAAAGTTTGTTATTTTTCATATATTCTGCTACTTTTTTATTAGCATTAAAATACGAATCAAGCATAGATTGTGCTTCTTTTTTAGTACATCCTATACTTTTTGAAAGTCCTACACTCCCTCCGTCATAAGGTATCAGAAAATTAATACCTTTGGCACGAGCTCTAAAAGTTTTATTGTATTTTTCTTGCACTTCTTTCATTATGTCGTGTATTTCTGTACTCTGTAATTCCATTTCATCTTTAAATACATTATATGCAGTAAAAGAGTGAGGGTCGTATTCATTTTCTAACATATTCTTAATATTGGGTTCTTTTGCTAGAAATGAAAGTATTGCCACTTCAAAGCTACGGAAGTCCATAGCAATCCATTTATACCCTTCTTCGACTTCAAGACATTTTTTAACTATCTTACCTAACCCCTTACTCGGGTACTGGGCAACATTCAAATGTTATCTTGTAGGCTCTTTATCCTACAATTCTGGAGATTTCTCTCATTTATGACAAGTCTTTTCTTGTCCAGTTCAGACTATATCTTCAACTTTGGCGAGTTATTTTTATTTGTATTTTATTATATATCCATGACAAGAGCCTCTATCCCCTTCGGCTACCTGTCTAAAACTGTTGTAATTCATGTTATAAAACTCAGAAGCCTCTCTTAAACTATTAAACTCTTTTATATCCATCGAATTATCCTTCCTATAAACAATACATTTTTTCCCATCTCTTTTCTTACCGTAACAAGGGTTATCTTTTCCAAAAGGTTTTTCGTTTGCTATACCTACTTTATCAAAATTAAAAATCCCTTTATTATAATCCTCTAAATATGACCAATGAAAACCACAATAAGAATTTCTTTTCCCTATTAAAACAGCTCGTAAAGCACTTTTAGTGCTATTATTTATAGGTTTTCCTAAATAAGACAATACATCATTTGAATAATCAAAAATTTTTATAAATTTTTTTGTTTTATATTCTAATTGGACTATTTTCTTTCTTCCTACTAAATTTGGAACAGACTTTTTTGTATTTATCTTTAAACTACAATTATACTTTAATATCTCTAAATTTTTATCTAAGTCCTCATCATATTTAACCCAATAATACCCATAAGCTTTATAATACAGGCTTGACACAGAAGAACCTATAGATTTACCACCTTCATAAGTTTTTCCATTTTTTTATTAAAGCCTCTACTAAACTTTCATAAATATCTAACACACAAAAGGATTTAGGGTCAATTTTTGAAACTTTTAATTTTACTGTACTACCACTAAATACACCACCTTCATGTAAATTATAACCTTTTTCTTTGTTCATAGTATCTAAAAAATTTATCCAAAATATTTCCTTGTTGTTAGCTTCTTCATTTGTTGATGCACTATCTATAATATAATGCTCAAAATTTTCTTTCCTATATTTGTTTATGGCTCTATGGATAGGGTACACTCTTTTGTTATTCATATCATAAGTAGCTGTTTTAAAATGTCTTTTAATTCTTTCAATATAATTTTTTGATTGTCCGATGTACTTTTTATTATTAATTTTATTTCTTATGCAATATATTATTATCAATTATATCCCCCTTTAACTCGCCAAAGTTGCTGGGTTTTCGTGGATGGTTTATTTTTAGCTTAATCACCATCTAGTCGTTACACCTGTTATACTCTTCTAAAGCTAAGTATAAATTGGCTCGGTATTAGCTTGTCCTTCTGTAGGATTTAGCTTCCCTTACTCATAAACTGTCTCCAGTTCTGAACCGAATTTACCCAGTTTTAAAACGCCCATGTTTTAAGCGTTTGTAGTACTTACCCTGCTCGAAATTGTACCGTTTATATTGTAATTTGGATGTAAGTACGGGTGTTCGTCACTTGTAAGACCCCATAATCCCTTATTCTCATTGTCCCCTTTCTCTACATTAAGAAAGGCAGTTAATATCTTATTAATCTTATTTATTTTATCTATCTTACTCATTATTTCTATTCCCTGTTTTGCATAGTGTTCAATAGTTCTTACGTCAACAGAAGGAGCACCTGAGTCTGTCTTTTCAATAGGTTTCAATCCCATTACATCGAAAAATAATACAGTTTTATGTTGGTTAGATGATATATTAAAGGTTGTATTATTCCATTCTTTTCTACAACTTGATAAAGGAGCAATAGTTTTTCTTTTTTCTTGCATTTTTATTAAAGCATTTCTTTTAATTATTTTTTCTGCTTTCTTTACTTCTAAAGAATTTAACACTTCACTTACAACAACATCTAACTCTTCTTTTAAATTATTATGTATTTCTAACACTTTAGCTCTGTTTACTTTTATCCCTCTAACACTTGCTTTTATGTATAAGTCATTAGCTTCATGTTTTATATTTATAACATCTCTTACTTTTTCCCATGTACTTTTTTCATATTCTCTAACTTTCTTTTCAAATATATTAAACAACTGTAAAGTAGATATACAGTCCATACAACAATATGGTGACATCACTTCCTCTGGTATTAAATCATACTTAAAATCTGCTATTTTCATTTTATGAGTTTTACAGTAATTCTTTTTATACTCCACTAACTCTTCTTCATAGTCCCCAAAAGGTAATAACCAAGAAGTTAAGTCTTTTAATCCTAATCCTTCATCATAATACTGTCTATCAGTGTACAAGGTATGAGCATAAGTGTAAGTATCATAATCACAAGGTATATCAACCTTATACCCGCCTAAACAAAACTTTCTATCGAAAAATGAATTGTGCATTATCTTTTTTTGTGGTAGATTACTTACACATTTTAGAACATCAACAATATCATCATATTCCATATTAACAAATGAAATATATAAAGCCTTATTACTTCCAAAACCTATACCAATACCTAATAATTTATCTGTAACAAAATCTAATCCACTTGTTTCTATATCTATTGATATACTATGTTTACATTTATCACTTATTTGTTTTAAATATCTTATAGCTTGGTCTTTATTATTAGTATGAAAGAAATCCAACTTAAACTTTGTATGGAGTTCTTTTATTTTTCCTGTTAAATTTTCAGCTTTAATTTTCAAAATAAATCCTCCTTATCTGTTATAAATCTACAACCATCTTCCATTTTATGTTCTTTTAAATACTTACAAGATTCAGAGTAACTACACAGAACATCACAAAAATATGTTCCTTGAGATAAGTCTTTACCTACAAATTCTTTATCATTTTCTATTGTATGTATAGTAGTTATTACAAAATCAATCATATCTGAAATTGTTTCTTTGTTGTACTCATAATAAAGTATGCAAGGGGATAAAATAAACTTATCCTTAACTTCTTCAGGTATTGAATTAGATATTACACCACTACTTATCTTACTTTCAATTGTTAAATCATCAAATCCTAACTTTTTAAGTTCTTTAGTTATTTTAGCTTTTAACTCCCCTATTAAATTATTTCTCTTTACTTGGTACCGTTTTCCATTGTAATCTATAAAATAATACTTTAACATTTGCCAAGCTATTTTTACATTTTTTATATTTTTATTGTTATTAAGGACAGTATAAGCATATAATACAAGTTGTCTACCATATTTTACTAAATCTTTTTTTTTGAATTTACTACTTGTTTTATAATCATGTATTTCAATAGAATCTTCACTATTATTGACTATTAAATCTATAAACATAATCAATATATTGTTTGAGTCTATTTCTAAAAACTCTTTTTTCTCTATTTGATAAGATTTACACTCTATTCTTTCATACTTATTTATGAAGTCTACAATAGATTTTATATATCCATCTTTCTCTGTTTCAGTATTAAAATCTAATCCATTCAAGTTTATATCTTTAACTCCATTTATAAATTTAGATTTAGCTTCTTCTTTATTTAGTTTATTGTCTTGTAATCCTTCCATAACCTCATGGACTAATCCCCCTATTGCAGAGTAAATATTATCTTTTCCTTTTACTTTTTCAATATATCCTAAGTAATAAGAGTGTGGACACTCTAAATAAGAGGATAATCTTGAATAAGACCATATCTTTCTGTCTTTATACTCCTCAGGTATACTTAAATCATTTGCCATCAAAAATCTCCACCTTTTTATTTTTTATAGTTTCCAATATTATATCATATTCTATCCCACTTGTAAATATATTTTCTTTATCTTTTATACTTTCTATTTCATTACAGTTTAAATAACTTACTTTTGAAAAAGGATTTATCATTTTTTTAGCTTCGTCTACTACAATTTGCTTGATAAAACCTTGAATATCCACTACATTTAGCTTTTTTGCTCTATCTATACCTAATCCTTTATCCAAAATTACAACAACTTCAGTTGGTTGACATCTTAATATTAACTGTCTATGGACTTCTGATATGGAATTTCCTCCAATAGCTACTACATTGTTTATACCCATACTATCACACTCTAATACAGTTTTTTCACTCTCTACGATATAAACTATATTGTTTATTATATTGTTATAGTTTTCATTAATTCCAAATACATACTTAGATTTATTATAATTAATAATTGGAAGATATTTTGGAGTTAAATCTTTTATATTCTTTTTGTTATATCTTCCAATAGCACCTACTAAACCTTTATCACTATAACATGGTATAACTATTCTATGTTGTTCTTCACAGTATCTAATATCAAATTTATCTTGAGTCTCTATTGATATGTTATCTTTTAAGAATAAAGTTGATATTGTTTTTTTATATTTATCTAACTCACATAAGGGATATACTTTTAATTCTGTGTTAAATTCTGGTTTGTATTGTTTAAAAAATCCATTATATGGTAGAGTAATACTATTTTCTACTTCCACATCTTCGTAGTTACTTAATTTAGCTATATAATTTAAAGTATTATAAAAATTATAATGCTTTTTACTCATAACTAAAGAAAAAATATCTCCTTTTGTGTTATATTTGTAATCTTTATAAGATAAATCTTTAGAGGACAGTCTTATAGAAGATGGGTTAGAGTAATCATCCTCTCCCATCCTCCATTGATTGCTATTTTCATAGTATTTAATATTACAAAATCCGCAATCTTCAAGTATAGCTTCTACATATTCTATATTATCTTTTAAGTGCTGTTTTAAGGCTTCTTTATTCATAGGATTCCCCTTTAATACCTATTTTTGGTTGATACATGGCAATATCCTAACTCATTCCATATATTGTACCTACCGTTAAATTTGCATACATAGGTTTTTTTATCTTCTCCCCATCTATTCTTATCAAGAAATAGTATTATATTCCTTTCATCTCTATCCAAATTAACTGATTCTTTTACTGTTTTCTTATCATCTCTTACATAGTTTCTGTTTGAATCTTTCATAAAATTATAAGGAGTAATATCGTATTGTTCCCCATCAAACTCATCGTCCCAAACATGCCTCATAAGTATTATTACATCTGCCACCTCTGCTACTTGTTTAGAATTAGATAAACAAGCTCTCGTTAAATATCTTTGGTTTTCTGTATAAGTTGCAAGTTGTTGAGTTATTAATATATGTATATCCATTTTACTTGCTAATTGGAACAACTCTTTAGAATACTCTACCATCAATCCTGCTACATTTGAGTCCGAAGCATCCTCAGCTTTAAATGTGTCATATAAAAAATACTTGCACCCTTCATTTGCTAATTTCTTTATTATTTTTTTAGTAGAACTGACATTATATTCAAACATTTTAACAAAGTTTAGTTTATCAGCATAATTTGAATTTATATAGTCTTTAGCCTCTGTCAAATGTTTCCATTCTTCCTCTGTAAACTTTCCAGCTTGTAATCTTTTTCTTGTTATCCCCCAGTAGTTAAACTTCTTTGCCATAACCAAACATATTATATTATCTCTAAACTCGTCTAACACTTGCTCATTTGATATTATAGTATACTTATACCCTTGTTCAAGTAAAGGTAAAACCACACTATGTATACAGATTGAGGTTTTTCCGTTTCCACTATATGAAGCTAATATACTTAAATTTCCAGAGTGCAAACCACTTATATCATAATTCAATCTCGGTAAAGTGCTTCCTATACTTGCACCTAATGTTATTCCCTCGTCTTTTCTTTTTAAATAAGCATCATCAATATTAAACTTATCTATTTTTATATCCATATCATTATGTACAAAAGCAGAGTTAAGTATAAATTCATAATAAGCGTAAACTTCTTGTGAAGTACAACCGTTAAACTTTGCTTCATCTATAACAAATCCTTTTGATTTCAGTGTTTTTATTACATTGTTTTTAACTAACTCATCATAATATTTTTCTATATTATTTTCGTTCACAATATTTGTAATATCTTTTATAGTTTTCCATCCACCTAACTCTTCGTAATATGAGCTTAAAGCAGGTTTATCCAGTAAATAAGTAGCTATTGCCAACTGGTCTATACTTTTATATCCTTGTTTAACTAAATCTCTCCCTAAAGTGTAGTAAAATATACTCTCCTCTTTCTCAAAGAAATTTATAGCATCTACTTTA